CAAGAACGGTTTGTAGGTAAGACGACTATTCTTGGTGCAGGCTATGGCATGGGGGCTGAGAAGTTTCAGACCCAACTACTAGGCTTTGGGGTATTACTACCACTAGCCGAATGTACGCGCATTATTGAGGTATACCGTGAAACGTATGATGCTATTCCATTGCTATGGAAACAAGCTGACAGGTGCTTACGTGCAATGGTACAGAACAGAGTTAATGATATTGGTGTACAACCCCAAGCCCTATGTATGCACCCCGATGAAGGGTTCTTATTTCCAAGTGGCTACTACTTACCTTACCCCGAACTAGAGTACTCACAGAAAAAAGGCTACTCATATAAAACACGTAAGGGCTACACCAAGATATACGGCGGTAAGGTAGTAGAGAACTTATGTCAGGCGATTGCTAGATGTATTATCGGTGAACAAATGATACGCATAAATCGGAAATATCGTGTAGTATTGACGGTACATGACGCTGTTGCGAGTGTGGTGCGTGAGGAAGAAGCAGTAGAAGCTCAGCAGTACATTGAAGCATGTATGCATTGGGTTCCGAGTTGGGCAACAGGTCTGCCACTTAATTGTGAGTCAGGTGTCGGTAAAAGTTATGGAGAGTGCTAATGGCAACTAAACTAGAAAAACCCGTCTCACGGGAAACAGCAGTGATTGAAAAGATGGTTCCACTCATTGTTACATTGAAACCAAACAATACTATGGGGTTTAAGCTGAAGTTTAAGCAGGAAGAAATAGTAGTTGATATAGAGACCTTATACCGCTATGCTAAACATTTGGCGATTACTGGTAAAGCGATAATAGTATAATGAAATCATATACATGGTCGTACTCATCTATATCTACATTTAAGCAATGCCCTAGAAAATATTACAGGCTAAAGGTACTAAAGGATATTAAAGAACCCGAAGCTGACTACCTATTATATGGTGTTGCAGTACACAAAGCGGCAGAAGACTATGTACGGGATGGAGTTGAGATACCTGCAAAGTATGGGTTCATAAAACCACAGATTGATTTGCTATTAAAGATTGAAGGTACTAAGCACTGCGAATTAAAGATGGGGCTGACCCAAGAGTTAGATGCCTGTGACTTCTTTGCCGACAATGTATGGTGGCGAGGGGTTGCAGACTTAGTAATAATTAATGGTGAAGATGCTTACTTAATAGATTACAAAACAGGTAAGTCCGCACAGTACGCAGATACTAAGCAGTTGGAGTTATTATCGTTAGCGTTGTTTAGGCACTTTCCAGCAGTAAAGAACATAAAGGCAGGGCTTTTGTTTGTGGTATGTAAAGCCTTTGTGCAATCCGAGTACGCAGAGGACTCGCAGAGAGACAGTTGGATAGACTGGTTTGGTGTCATACACTCATTAGAGTCTTGTTATGAGAACAATGTGTGGAACGCTAAGCCCAACTTTACATGTAATAAGTTCTGTGCGGTTTCAGACTGCGAACACAACGGAGCAAACGGGAGGTAGTATGCCATACGTAAATAAGAAACGCCCATATAAACATGAGTGGGAGATGCAACAACAACGAGACGAAAAGCCAGCGCGTGCGGCTAGAGAACGAGCACGTAAAGCAATGGATAAGAAGGGTATTGATAGAGCAGGTAAAGATATTGACCATGTAGTACCTCTATCTTAAGGGGGTACAAATGCCCCATCTAATCTTAAGCTCAAAGCGCCTAGTAGTAACAGGTCGTTTAGTCGAAATGCTGACCATACTGTTAAGGTGAACAAACCAAAAAAGAAATAAATAACAATACTAAGGATGCATGATGGACATAATAGATAATAAAATCCTAGTAGTAAAAACGAGAAACCCCGAACGAATAACAGAGACAATAGTAAATAGTACAGTACTAGCAGAAAATGATGGCGTGCATGCAGTTGCAGTAGATTGGACATTAGAAGATGCCCAAAAGCTTAAGCGCCTCAAATTCAAAAATGTACCGTCACCTATTACTCGTGACTATGATTTTCCCGGAGTTTATCCCCCAATGCAACACCAAAGGGATACAGCCTCGTTCTTAACTATTGCCAAACGTTCGTTCTGCTTTAATGAGCAGGGCACGGGTAAGACTGCGGCGGCTATTTGGGCTTCAGACTATTTAATGGCACAGGGTAAGATAAGTCGTGTGCTTATTGTGTGCCCTCTATCTATCATGCAATCCGCATGGCAAGCAGACCTGTTTAAGTTTGCAGTACATCGCAAGGTCGGTATCGCTCATGGAGTACGTGAGAAGCGTAAACAGATAATACAAGGTCCTTACGAATACGTTGTCATTAACTATGATGGTATTGAAGTAGTAGCTAAAGAAATAAAGACAGGTAACTTTGACCTTATCATTATCGACGAAGCTAATGCCTATAAGAATATGGGCACTAAGCGTTGGAAGTGTATGAACGCTCTACTGCTACCAAGTACTTGGCTATGGATGATGACGGGTACACCTGCGGCACAATCCCCACTAGATGCTTTCGGTATAGCAAGACTATGTGTACCTGAGAATACACCAAGATACTTTGGACAGTACAGAGATAGTGTAATGCATCAGATTACACGCTTTAAATGGGCACCGAAACCAAACGCACCAAGCATCGTACATAACATGCTTCAACCTGCTATTCGGTTTACTAAAGAGGAGTGCCTAGACTTGCCTGATATTATTTATGTAGAACGCCAAGCCCCCCTATCCTCACAGCAAATGAAGTACTACCGCCATATCAAAGACCAAATGATTATGAGTGCAGGTGGTGAGGATGTGACAGCAGTAAATGCCGCAGTTAAGTTGAACAAGTTGCTTCAGATATCAGGGGGTAGCGTGTACAGCGATAGTGGTGCCGTCATCGAATTTGATGTATCCAACCGCTTAAAAGTAATTGAAGAAGTAATTGAAGAGGCTAGTCATAAAGTATTAATCTTTGTTCCGTTCAAGCATGCAATCAGACTACTTAAAGAACACCTAGATAAGATTGGTATCGTGTCCGCTATCATTGATGGTGCTGTGCCAGTAACTAAACGTACAGAAATATTTAGGCAGTTCCAAACCGAACCTAACCCTACGGTACTTATTATTCAGCCACAAGCGGCGGCTCATGGAGTTACCCTTACTGCCGCAAACGTAGTCATATGGTACTCTCCCGTCACATCAATCGAAACATATCTGCAAGCTAATGCACGGATAAACCGCAAGGGGCAGAAGAACTCAATGACTGTTGTGCATATAGAAGGTAGTAGCGTAGAGCGTGGTCTTTACCAAATGTTGAGCCATAAATTAAGCTCTCACAATCAGATAATTGATTTATATAATAATGAAATAAATACTTGACACTGTAAACTTATAGTAGAATAATGACTTAATAATAAGTAGTTAGGCAAAGACCTAATAATTTTATAAACCAAAACGAGGTACTAAAATATGGATGCTTCCGCAGATACACTTGTCTCCGCATATATCAATTTACGTGATGCGAAAGATGAGCTAGTAGCCCAAAACAAACAGGCTATTAAAGATTTAGAAGAACAAATGGATACCGTTAGTAGCGCATTGTTAGAGATATGCAAGACTAATAAGATAGACGGTTTCCGCACCGACTTTGGCACCGTTTCACAGGTTGTTAAGTCCGAATACTGGACTAATGACTGGGAATCTTTGTACACATTTATCAAAGAAAACGATGCATTCCACTTACTTCATAAACGAGTCAATCAGACTAGTATGAAGGAGTTTTTAGAGAAACACCCTGACCTACATCCAGCCGGTTTGAATATAGACCAAGGGTATTCTGTTCGTGTAACCCGTCCACGTGGCGCATAAGGAGTAATAAAATGAGTGACGTAACAATCTTTCAAAGCAATTCAGTGCCTGACTATCTCCGTGAAGTTGGTGTATCTGAACTAACTAAGTCATTACTAAGTTCTAGTGGTGGTAATGGCAACAAACGTATTTCGCTTCGTGGTAAAAAGTTTCGCTTAGTTGTTGATGGTGAGGAATTATCAACACTTAAATCTGACTCTATGGACATAGTGATTATCAATGCAAACAAAGATATTTCACGTACATACTACTCAGGTGCATACGACCCTAAAGCAGATGCAGTTCCGCCTGACTGTTGGTCTAAAGATGGTACGGTTCCTGATGAGGCAGCAAATGCTCCACAAAGTGTTAAGTGCGACGGTTGTAAGCAGAACATCAAAGGGTCGGGTAATGGTGATAGTCGTGCATGTAGCTTTAGTAAACGTATTGCTATTGCTATCGCAATTGATGGTGAGATTGAAAATAGTGTGTATCAATTAACTATCCCTGCTACATCTATCTTTGGTGATGGTAGTAAAAATCAAATGCCGTTCAACAAGTACGTTAAGTATGTTGGCTCACAAGGGTTCAGCATTGATACGATGCTTACTACTATTACGTTTGATGAAGATAGTGATTTCCCAAAAGTGTACTTCGATGCTAGCCGTTTCTTAACTAAGCAAGAGTACCTAGCCGCATCTAAGTTAGGTTCGTCACCCGAAGCTATTAACGCTATCACTATGACAGTATCACAAACTGATAAAGTCCGTAGTAAAGAAGCTAGAGAGAATGAGTTCGCAAAGCTCCCTAGCAAAGTAGTAGCTTCTGCAGATGATGTAGATGAGCCTACTGTTCGTAAGGCTAAGAAAGACGATGTGCCAGCATCTTCTAAACCTGATTTAGGTGACATTCTTAGCAAGTTTGCTAAAACTACTACACAAGTCGCTGACGATGAGTAAAGATAATCGAGGCTATAGCAGTCGTATTGTGGGTGCAAACTCACGTGCGAGTGTGGACAGCCTCGGTGTCCTTCTTGGTCGATATTGCATCTCTAAGGATATTCCAGTTAGTGACATAGCTGAGTCCTTAGAAATATCGAAGATGACTATATATAAGTGGTTTACTGGCAAAGCTCTACCACGAAAGTCACAGGAAGAGCGCATTAAAGAAATAATTGCAGACTTAATAATAACTTAAAAACGAACGGACTCTTTTATGGCAACTACAGACCTATTAGCCGAAGTGCTCGATGGGCAGGGATGGTACTGCATCGTCGGACTAAAAGCCGGCACACCGAAACAGGAATTTGTTGCTACATTAGAAGAAGCATCTGATGTTATTGATAGGCTGAGTAAAGATAACTACGACGTTTATTTCGCTTGCGCTACATACGACACTAACACTAAACGCATCCAAGACAAT